CAAAACATTTTAAAATTAACCATATAAAATGGCAGAGAAATTAGTATCACCAGGCGTATTTACGAAAGAAAACGACCTATCATTTTTACAGCAAGGGATTGCAGATATAGGAGCAGCATTTATTGGTCCTTTTTTAGAAGGCCCTTTAACTCCAACAATTGTTAATTCACAAGCTGAATTTGAAACAATTTTTGGTAAAGCTGATGGAACTTATTATACTCCTTTAGCAGTACAAAATTATTTAAGAGAAGCAGGAACAGCAACGATTTGTAGAGTAGCTGGTATTGGTGGTTATACTGAAACCGCTCCTTTATTATTAAAAGCAACTTCTGGTTCTGTATCAGCATCTTTAGGTATTCTTTTTAATACATCTGGAAGTAATAATGCAGGATTTGCTAGTGAAACATTAGCAGATGCAGATGGTAACGGAGATTTTTATTTATCAACTTTAGGAAGTGCATCTTTAGATGTAACGGATACAAATGATATTGAAGCAGTATTTGGTACAAGTCCATTTGGAAGTAAAAATGCTTATGTATATGGATTCTTTAAAAATAGTGATATAACTTTTGATTCACATGCTTCAGCATCTTTAGTACATTTAGGTAACCAATTATTTACATTTGATGCGCAAGAAGCATTAACACCAATGATTAAATCTCAAACAATTAGTGGTGATAGATATGACCTTTTCCAATTTGAAACAATTGGCGCAGGTAATGCAGCAAATACTAAAGTAAAAGTTGGTATTACAAATATTAAACCAGCAGGTTCTGTAGCAGGTACTGATTATGGTACATTTACAGTAGTTGTTAGAGGATTTAGTGATACTAATAAAAAGAAAAATGTATTAGAAACATTTGCAAATGTAAACCTTGACCCTAACTCTCCAAACTTTATTAGTAGAGTAATTGGTGATAGAAAAAGATTAATTGCATCAAGTGGAAAAGTAACAGAAACGGGTGATTGGGTAAACAATTCAAAATATGTTAGAATTGTAAATTTAAACGAAAACTCACCAGTTCAGGCAGTACCATTTGGACATGATAAATATCAATTACCGGTTTCAGCATCTGCAGCAGTTGGTGCATTGATTCCATCTGTAACATTCTCAACTGGTTCTATTGCACAATCTGGTTCAACTTTAGTTCCTGGTATCGATTTAGATAACAATACCGATAACGCAATTTACTTAAAACCAATTCCATCGGGAGCAGGTGTAGGTTCAAATTCAGTATTTGGTTTGGATACTGCTTCTCAAAATTCATTAGTTGTTGGTGATACAAGAGCACAATTTATTGTAGCATTCCAAGAAGGTTTTGATGGTATGAATCCGGCAACTGTAATTTCAAAAGGAAGTGATATATCAGCGGGTAATACACAAGGATTTAATTTATCAAACTCAACTTCATCAGGTTCAGCAGCATATATGAAACATATTAACGCTTTATCTAACGCAGATGAATGGGATATCAATATGGTAGTAGCACCTGGTGTAACTAAAAACGACCACTCTTATGTTCATACAGCAATTGTTGATATGGTTGAACAAAGAGCAGATGCATTCTTCATTACAGAAATGGGAGACCCTACGGTCAATATTGATACAACAGTTGGTGCTACATTAGCAGGTGGTTTAGATACTAACTACGCAGCAACTTACTATCCTTGGGTTAAGACAATTGATATCAACACAAACAAACTTATCACAGTTCCACCATCAGTATTATTACCTGGCGTATTTGCAGCAAACGATAGAGTAGCAGCAGAATGGTTCGCACCGGCAGGTTTAAATAGAGGTGGTTTAATAGGAGCAGTAAGTGTATTAGATAGATTAACACAAGCGGAAAGAGATACATTATATGAAGGTAAAGTAAACCCAATCTGCCAGTTCCCTGGACAAGGTATTGTAGTATGGGGTCAAAAAACTTTACAAGATAAACCATCAGCATTGGATAGAATCAACGTAAGAAGATTACTATTGACTGTTAGAAAGTATATCGCTTCAACTTCAAAATATTTAGTATTCGAACAAAACTCTTCTGAAACTAGAAACAGATTCTTAAATATTGTTAATCCTTATTTAGAGGGAATCCAACAAAGACAAGGTCTTTACGCTTTCAGAGTAGTAATGGATGAAACAAATAACACACCAGATGTAATTGATAGAAATATTCTTAAAGGAGCTATCTACTTACAACCAACTAAAACAGCTGAATTCATTCAAATTGATTTCAACATTTTACCAACTGGTGCAAGTTTTGGTGGATAATTTCAAAAACAAATATTTATATAAAAGAATTAAAATAAAAATAAAATGCCAGAAATTTTAGAGTTTGACAAAATGTTCTATAAAAATTTTGAACCAAAGCTTGGTAACAGATTTATTATGGAAATCAATGGTATCGAATCATACATTATCAAAACAGCAAATAGACCAACATTCACATCTGAAGTTGTAGAATTAGACCACATCAACGTTAAGAGAAAGATTAAAGGTAAATCAACTTGGGATGATGTAACTATCACTCTTTATGACCCAATTGTACCATCAGGTGCACAGCAAGTTATGGAGTGGATTAGAACATCACATGAATCATTAACAGGTAGAGATGGTTATAATAGTTTCTACAAAAAAGATGTAAGTTTCTATTTGTTAGGACCAGTAGGTGATAAAATTGAGCAGTGGACTTTAAAAGGAGCATTTATCAGTTCAGCAAACTTTGGTGAGTTGGATTGGGCATCAAACGATCCAGTTTCAATTGAATTAACATTGACTTACGATTACGCTATTTTAGAATACTAATCTATAAGATAATTAAAAATAATGAGGGGGACAGTAATGTTCCCCTTTTTTTATTTTTTTAAAAATAGAATATATATAATAAACAAAGTTATACTAAAGTATGGAACAAAACATCGAACAACAAGTTATGAGAGGGCTAGGACAAACCCAAACATTTCAATCTAAATCATTCCCATTTGCAACAGAACAAATTACACTTCCTTCAAAGGGATTGTGTTATCCTGAAAGCAATCCATTATCAAAAGGATTTGTAACAATTAAATTATTGACAGCAAAGGAAGAAGATATTTTAACATCAACAAGTTTAATTAGAAAAGGTGCAACAATAGATAGATTATTGGAATCAATTGTTGTAGAACCGGGAGTAAATGTAAGTGACCTTTTAATAGGTGATAAAAACGCTATCCTTGTTGCAACGAGAGTATTGGCATATGGTCCAGTATATAAAGTAACAGTTACCGACCCATTTGAAAATGAGCCAGTTGATGTTGATGTTGATATGGCAAAATTATCTACAAAAGATGTAGATGAATCAAAATGGAATAGAGATAATGAATATGATTTTCTTTTACCAAAATCAAAATTACCAATCAAATTTAAGTTACTTACACATGGAGATGAATTAGCAATCAATAAAGATATTGAAGCATCCGAAAAAACACTAAAGCAATCTAACGAAATAACTACTCGTTGGAGAAGAATTATTACCGAAGTTAATGGTAATAAAGATTTAGGATATATTAGTAATTTTGTTGTTAATCAATTTCAAATACAAGATTCAAAGGCGCTCAGAAATTATATAAAAGAAGTTACTCCGGATGTAGATTTCAGTTTTGAATATACATCACCTTTTACCGGCGAAAAGGAGGCGCTTAGGGTGCCGATTGGGGTTGACTTTTTTTACCCTTCCGAGTGATTATTCAGTAAGTTTACATAAAAAAATATTTCAAATGATTTATTATGCCAATGGTGGATTTAATTGGCATGACCTATACTATATGCCTGTCAAATTAAGAGAATTTTATTTTAGAGAATTAGTTAATGCAAAAGAAGAAGAAAACGAATCCTATGATAAAGCTCTTAATAAAAATAAAAAAGCATCACCTTCACGAACCACAAGAAGAAGGTAATTTTTATATTTTATATTTATATAAGATATAAAAGATTAAATTTAAATAATGGCTAGAAGAAGACCAGGTGGTATACTTTCTCAATCATCACAAGATAAAGAACTACAAGAATTAAAATCGGCAGTTGGTTCTTTAAATACATCTACGCAAAATTTACAAATGTTTGTGGATGACTTATCAAATGTCATAAAAAATGATTTGATAAAATCCATTTCTGGTTTAACAAACGAAACCAAAACAAATACTAATACAAGTAAGAAAAAAAGAAGTGGAGGTGGTGCTAAAAAAGAACAATTCTCATACAAAAATCAACTTAATAAAATGTTTGATGGTATGGGTGGTGATATATCAAGAAACATTAAAAAAATTTTTGGAGATAAAACTATTGATAACGCACTTAAAAGTTTTGCAAGTAAATTAAATGCAGTAAATCCACAAAAAAAATTATCAGATAAACAAATCGCAGCTGGTTTTGGTGGAAAGGATGCAAAAGCAAAATTACTATCAGGTAAAGGACCAGATGGTGGTGGTGGACCATTATCAGGCAAAGGACCTGGAGGTGCTAGTCCATTTAGTATGGGCAAAGGTGGTGCATTAAATATATTAGGAAAAGCCGGTGGTACTTTAATGAGAGGTGCAGCCGGACTTATGAGAGCGGCAGGACCTATTGGAGCTGCATTTTCAATTGGTATGCAGGTTGTTGACTTTTTTGATTCAGGAAAAGCAGCACAAATGGCATCCGATGTAGCAACTTTCTTTGGTGGAGCTGGAGCAGGAAAAGAAACAACAAAAGCTTTATTTAAAAATAGTAAAGCATACAGAGAAATTGTAGCGGATTATAATATAGTAGAACCAGTTAGACAAGAATATGCTCAAAGGAGGGATATGATGGAATTCCAAAAGCAGGCGGAAACAGATGTTTTGGGATTGGCACAAGATAGAGTTAAAGATGAATATAATAGAAGATTTGATAATGAAGCCGATTGGTTAAATTTCGCACACTCACA